CCGGGGAAATCGGCCTTGATATCAATCCTCCCCTCAGCCGAGTGCAGCGCGTCACGGCAATACTCGATCTTGTCCTCCCGTTGTTGACCGTAAAGGTCCAGCGCGCGCCAGTAGATTTGAATCGGAATATTCCTGATCTCCATTTTTGTCTCCATCAAAGGGCAGCATCGCCCAATGACGAAACATAGCACAGGGGCATGTATGTGCCAACCCGAAAAGCATGGTCCACTGCGTGCCCGGACTGGCAAGAACGCATCGTCCAGGGCCGCTCGCTTATCCCATTCCCGCCGCTCTTTCCGGAAGAGGCCCGGATCGCGCTCGATCTCTTTAAATCGCTGCCGATCGTCGACGCAATCGGCAAGCCGACTTTCGGCCAATGCGCACGTCCCTTCATCACAGATTTCGTCGGCGCGATTTTCGGATCATACGACCCGGAGACCGGCCAGCAGCTGATCAATAAATTCTTCGAGCTGATATCGAAGAAAAACGGGAAGAGCACAAAATCCGCCGGCATCATGCTGACCGCGCTCGCGCGCAATTTTCGCGAGTCCGGCGAATTCTACATTCTCGCGCCGTCTAAGGAGGTTGCCGACAACGCCTATACGCCGGCGCGCGACATGGTGAATTCGCATCCCATGCTGTCGCAGATCATGAAGCCGCGACCCGGCCGCGTCATCGAACATCTAACCACCGGCGCTTTTATTAAGGTCATCGCGGCGGACACAGAAGTCGTCACCGGCAAAAAAACGATCGGGCTGCTGGTCGAAGAGCTGCATGTGTTCGGACAAATGGCGCGCGCGGCCAATCTGCTGATGGAGATCGAAGGCGGCCTGGCGTCGCGGCCAGAAGGCTTCGTGATCTATCTGTCGACCATGGCCGACGGGCCGCCGAGCGGCGTCTTCGCGGAAAAGCTCGAGGAGTTCCGCGACATCCGCGACGGCAAGATCGTCGTGCCGAACAGTCTTCCGGTTCTCTATGAGTTCCCACCCGATCTGTTAAAAAAAGATGCGTTCCGTCGGCCAGAAAACTGGCATGTCACCAACCCCAATCTCGGCGTTTCGGTCAGCGAATCCTATCTCGCCCAGAAACTCGCGGAAGCCGAACGCGCCGGCCGCGCCCGCCTGAACGGATTCTTCGCCAAGCATCTCAATGTCCAGATCACCATGGCGCAGCGCGCCGCCGAATGGGCGGGCGCGCTGATCTGGCCGCGCGGGTTCGAGGTCGGGCTCACGCTCGACGAAGTTCTGAAGCGCTCGGAAGTCGTCACGGTTGGAATCGATGGCGGAGGTCTCGATGACATGCTTGGCGTCTCCGTCGTCGGGCGCGAGAAAGGCACAAACCGCTGGCTCGTCTGGGCGCATGGTCTGATCTCGACGATCGGCGCGTGGCGCCGCAAGGCAAACGCCGCGGACTATCTCGCGTTCAAAAAGGCCGGCGAGCTCACCGTCTTCCGCTTCGGCCATATCGATGAGCGGGAAATCGACGAAGATCCCGCGCTTGCTGAGCTCTTCGATGGCGTGCCGGTCGCGATCGACGACCCAGAAGCGCTACCGCACGATATCCAATATGTCGTCGATCTGGTGACGCGAATCCAAGAGGCGGGGATCCTCGCCGAAGTCGGCGTCGACGCCGCGGGCATCGGCGCGATCGTCGATGCGCTGGCAGGCATAGGCGTCACGCAAGACGCGGGCACGCTCGACGTGGTCCGGCAGGGTATAGGCCTCATGGGCCCGATCAAGACAGTCGAGCGCAAACTCGCGGACGGCAGTTTCCACCATGGCGATCAGTCGATCCTGAATTACTGCGTCGCCAACATCATGATCATTCCGACGTCGACCGCCATTCGAATTGCGCGCGATGAAACCGGCCAAGGCAAGATCGACGTCGCCGTCGCGATGTTCAACGCCGTTTCGCTGATGACGCTCAATCCAGATGCTCCCGCCCGCGGGTCGATCTACGACGACGGCTCGCAATGGGGCGAAAGCGAGCAGCAAAAGACCAGTGAACAAGGCGATGCGAAAATGATTGAGCACATCCCAAACAATCGCGCCGCCAAGCCATCGATTTACGACGCTCAGTGGAATTAAGCTGGTGTCGCTGCTTTCATGGCTTTGGCCATTTGCGCGCTCAAAACCGGAGCGTATCGAGCCGCTATTTGAAGCATCAATCGAAGATCCGAATATTCCAATCACTCAACAGGAGCTCTCGGTCATCCTATCTGGCGGGCCGACCATGGCTGGGCCGCTCGTTGGCGAGACGACATCGATCCGCTGCGTCGACGTCTTCCGCTGCGTTTCGATCCTGTCAGGTCTGATCGCGTCGCTGAAAATCAATCTCTACACGTGGGAAGGAGACAAAAGGGTCTCCGCGACGCAACATCGTCTCTACCCGCTGTTGAGGATGCAGCCGAACGAATTCATGAGCGCATTCGTTTGGCGTGAGCTCATAGTTGTCACCTTGCTCCTTTGGGGAAACCATTACAGCCGCATTGTTTATGACAATGCTGGCCGGGTCGTCGGATTCGTTCCTATCCCGCCGTGGCTTGTGACAGTCGAGCGTCGTGAGGACGGGAAGATTCGCTATGTGGTCAGGTTGAAGAGCGGAGCGGAATATTACGAGCAGGAAGACATGCTCCATATCCCTGGGCTTGGCTTCGACGGGCTTAAAGGATTGCCGGTCATCACGGCCGTAGGGCGCCAGGCGATCGGGACGTCGCTCGCGATGGAAGAGTTCACGGCGCGACTCCACGCCAACGGCGTAAGGCCGAGCGGCATCGGTAAAGCCAAAGAGGGAATGTCTCCTGCCGCCTTCGCGAGAATGAAAGATACCTTCGACCGTCTCTACTCCGGCGTCGGTAATGCCGGCGCCACGATCTGGGTCGACGCCGGCACAGAGTGGACGGCGATGCAGCTTTCGCCGAAGGATGCCGAGACGCTTCTCGCGCGAAGGTTCTCGACGGTTCAGATCTGCAACATCTTCGGTGTTCCGGCGATGCTCTTAAATGAAAACGCCGACATGACGGCGTGGGGCTCAGGCATTGAACAGATCATGCTCGGGTTTCTTATGACCACAATCAATCCGTGGCTCGAGCGCATCGAATCCGAGATCAATCGTAAGTTGTTTATGAAATCGAATTTCGAGGCCGAATTTGATCGCGACGGTCTGATTGTCCTCGACTCGAAGGCCAAATCTGAACTTTTCTCGAGGTTGGTCGCCGCGGCGATGATGACGCCGAACGAAGGCAGGCGACGCCTGAACCTGCCCGATATGGAGAATGGCGATCAACTCTTCATCCAAGGCGGGATGGTGCCGCTTAACATGGTTGGCGCGCATCTAACGCTAGAGCCTTCACAGGATGCTCCGGAAGGGACACAGCAGCAATGAAAACGCCGCGCTTCTTCACTCGCATGAATAAGGAAACGGCGCGCCGCCAATGGAGCGACCGCTTCAACAATCGCGCTCTAGCCGGTCGCGAGCCGAAGCGGGCGAAGATCAATGCGCTCGCCGATGGCGGCGTCGAGATTCTGCTGTATGACGAAATCGGATTCTGGGGAATTACAGCCACTGAATTCGTCAATCAACTCAATGCCATAGACGCTCCATCCATCACCGTTCGCATCAACAGCCCTGGCGGAGACGTGTTCGACGGCATCGCCATCCATGCCGCACTTATCCGACACCCAGCCACGATCACGATTCATATCGATGGGCTCGCGGCTTCAGCTGCATCCTTCATTGCACTCGCGGGCAAGACGGTCGTCATGAGCGAGTCGGCGCTGATGATGGTTCACTGTGCATGGGGTTTTGCGATCGGCAACAAATCCGACATGCTCGAGACTGCAACGATCCTGGAAAAGATCGATGGACAGCTTGGCGACATCTACGCGAAGAAATCCGGCAAGACCCCAGCCGAGTGTCTCACGATGATGGCTGGCGATGGCAAGAATGACGGAACCTGGTTCACCGCCGAAGAGGCGAAGGAATGGGGGCTCGTCGACGAGATCGCCAGCGGCGACGATGGCGAAGACGAGTCAGAGCAGGCCGCCATGCAGTTGAAGGTCATGGCGATGAAACGCCGCCTCGCGCTCGCCGCGCACGACGACTGATCGATACGCAAAAACATCGAATTTTGGAATTGGGTCGCGAAGAGATCGCGCCCAAATTGGCGGCCCGTGCCGCAGAAAGGTAAAAGCGATGAAAAGTAGGGCCCTGCGTGAGCAGCGCGCGAAGCTCGTTGATGACGCTCGCGCTCTGCTTGACTCCGCCGGTGACAATGTCACTGACGAAATCAACGCCAAGTTCGATGAGATGATGGCGGAGGCCGATCGTCTCAAGGCGAAGATTGATCGCGTCGAGCGCCTCGAGGCGACCGAGGATCATCTCGCGCAGCGTATTGAGCAGCGCGCTGGTCTTGAGCGCATTTCGACCGACGAGGCCGAGGCGCGCAATGAGCAGGAAAACACGATTTTCCACTCCTATCTGCGCAACGGCCTCAGCGATATGCCGATGGAGCTGCGCGCGCATGCGCAGGGCCGTCTCCAGTCTATCGACGCCGCCGCCGTGCAGCGCTACGTCAACGCGCAGAGCACGCAGAGCGATCCCGCCGGCGGCTATCTCGTGCCGGACACCTTCCAGACCGAGCTCGATCAGGCCGAGCTGGCCTTTAGCGGCATGATGGAGGTCGCGCGGATCATCAATACTGGGGCTGGGGGCGATATCCACTGGCCAACCGCGAACGACACCAACAACAAGGGCCGTATCCTCGGCGAGAACACGCAAGTCACGAAGACTGACGTTTCGTTCGGGGCGGTCAAGCTTGGCGCCTATACGTTCAGCTCTGATCTTGTATTGGTCTCGAATGAGCTATTGCAGGACAGCGCGATCAATCTCGACACGTTGCTCT